CAATTTAAAGATTACAATTTTGAAGGTAGTAACCTATCAGCTATGCTTGATGTTCTTGCTTTTAACTCGTTTCAAAATAATTTCTATACTAATATGGCAATTAATGAAATGTTTCTTGATTCGGCTGTACTTAAAAATAGTATAGTTTCTCATGCTAAGGAATTAAACTATATTCCAAGGTCTCGTAAATCTGCAAAAGCAACTGTAACAGTAGAAATTACAGACCCAACGCTTCAAGATTCCACTATAACGATTCCACAATATAGTCAATTTACAGCAACATATCAAGGTGAAACATATACGTTTGTTACTGACCAAGTATATGTTGCAAAAAGAGTTGGTGTTGGTCAATATACTGCTGAAAATGTAGATATCTACGAAGGCCAAATGTTAACCAGTTTCCAAAGAGAAGGCTTTATTGTAGATGCTGATGGTGTTCTTAGAGTTCAGCTAACAAATAGTGAAGTTGATACCGACAGTATTGTAGTATTCGTTGATGCGGAAGCCACTGAGGACCAAAATGTGTTTACAAAGGCAACCACAATATTTGGTGTCGGTCCTGATGATTTAGTATTTTATTTAGAACCATATCTTGATGACAGATATGCAATTTATTTTGGTGCGAATAAATTTGGTCTACAACCTGAAGAGCAGGAAGATGTTCGTGTAAGGTATCGTATTTGTTCTGGTGAAGAGGCTAACGATGCTTCATCATTCAGTACATCATTCCTTGAAGGCGCAACAATTAATGTTGTAACTACCAGTCCTGCTGCAGGCGGTGCTGATAGAGAAACAATGGAGAGTATTAGATATTTTGCTCCTAAAGCATTACAGATTCAGGAACGTGCTGTAACAACATCTGATTATGAAATACTATTAAAACAAAGATTCCCTGAAATTACAGCTGTATCTGCATACGGTGGAGAACAATTAGATCCACCTCAATATGGTAAAGTTGCCATATCAGTTTATCTTGCAGACGATACAACGCTTATTTCATCTTCACTTTCTGCTGGATATATTAATTATCTTTCCTCAAAATCACCATTAGGTATTGAACCTTTCTTTGTTCAGACCAAATTTATATATGCAGACGTTACTGTTAACTCAACATATTCAACAAAGAGAACTGAAAAATCAGAACCTGAACTTGAAAGTTTAATTAGAGCTCAAGTACAAAGTTATTCAGACACAAATTTAGAAAATTTTGATACAACACTTCGTTTATCAAAACTTAATGCTCAGATTGATTTGCTTGATGAAGGTATTGAAAGTAACAGTATTGAGATTATGCCTATTATTGAATATGCTCCAGTTGCAAATTTTGAAACAAACCCAACATTTAAATTTGATGCAGAATTAATTAAACCATATCCATATAAAAGTACAAACGGTTTTGTAGATTACAAACCTGCTATTAAGAGTAGTGTTTTTGATGATAAATCTGGAACTTGTGTATTTTTACAAGATGATGGTACTGGTATTATGATGACAGTAACAGACGATATCTCAAACCCACAAATTATCAACCCAGCTGCTGGTACAGTAAATTATAAAACTGGTGAAGTCAAACTTACCAAGTTTATTGCAAGTGCATATACTGGCGCAGGAATTAAAATAACTGCAAGGTTAAAAAATAGTGATGTTGTTGCTCCAAAAGGACGAGTGTTTATTATTAGAGACACGGACGTAAAAGTAGTAATGACAAATGAGTCTACTGGATTATCAGCCTCAAACAATACAGGAACTGGTGCGACAACATCGGCATCTAGAAATTCTGGTAGTACTGGTGGTTCAAGTTCCAGTTCATCTGGATCCGGTTATTAATTAGGAAAAATTTATGGCAACCCAAGGCGAGATAGAAAAAAATATAGCCTTTTTCATTAAACACCAATTCCCTGGTATTTACAGGGAGGAAGGTTCTGAGCTCGTCCAATTAGTAGAAGATTACTATAAGTTTGCCGAGACACAAACAAATCAACACGTACATATTTCTCGTAGGTATAGTGAATATAGAGATGTAGACACAACACTAGCAAGTATGATTGTGTTTTTCCAAAAGAAATTCCTTTCTGACTTGCCTCTCAAATCAGATGTTATTAAGTTTATTGTTAAAAACATCCAAGATCTCTATCGCAGAAAAGGAACACCAGCTGGTATTGAACTATTCTTTGGTATTTTCTATGAGGAATTTGATGTAGACATTGTCTATCCTGCCAAGAAAATGTTTAAGGCTTCTAATAGTCAATGGAGTCAAGGAACGTATCTTCAATTATATCCAAACTCAGGTATATTCTTTTCAAAGACAGATAAACGATATGAATATAGTGATTTAATTTCTCGTAATATTACTGGTTCGGCTTCTGGTGCAAAGGCAGCTGTAAGTAAAATTAACTTTGTTGTATTAAATGGTATTCAAACTCCTATCATTTATATTGATGAATTAAGAGGCTCGTTTACTCAGTATGACGAATTAATTGTTAACATTGCTGGAGAGGTTATAACATTTGGTCGAGTAAATGGCTCATTAAGTGCTATTGCAATTGATGATGACTATCCAGGAACGACAGGAAATAAAATTGGTGATGTATTTGATGTAACGTCAGAATTTGGTGGAGGTGGTAAAGCTGTTGTCACAGAACTATCAGATAAAATTACTGGTGAAATTGATTACACACTTGATAATGGTGGTTATGGTTATACTATAGCCAACACAAAACTTTTGGTTTCCAATCAAACCTTGGTTGTGAATAACCCAAATAAAGATTTCATTATTTACGAAACACTACAAGATAGTGCCGGCAACGAAGGTATTATTATAGGACAAGATGAGAATACTATTGGTGTAAGAATAGACCGTTCGGTAAATGCTCTTGCAGAATTTGATCTCACTCGACCTATAAGCACTATTGACCGTGCAACAAATATAACTCTTAATCCTGCTTTGGTTTCAGCATTTAATGATACCTCACCTGGTGTTTTATTTCCAGATGGAGGCAATGCAAATACCAATGTTATAGTTTCAGGTTTAACAAATACTTCTCAGGCGTATGTAATTACTGACCCAATCGCGCCACATTTAACAACGGTACTTAATGCTGCTGATTTTGAACCACCAGCAATGACCGGTACAGCATCACCAGTTAATTTAACTACTCCACTTGAAGATGCATTTGATATACAAACACTTACGATAGGAAAAATTTTAGGCTTTGATAATATTAATGTAGGACAAGATTACACAAATAGTGTATTCGCCAGAGCAAGAGATGAAGTGTTTAAAAACTTCGAGCGAAAGGACCAAATTTTAAGATTTACAGAACCTGGTATTGCTGGTAACTTTAGTGTTGGCGATATTATTAATGACCCAGATGATGCTGGTTTGGAAGGACAAGTTCTTGCACTTGACACAGAGTTTGGTGCAATTACAGTAAGACCTTTTGATTATTATGGTTTTAATAATACAACTAATATTGCTTTAGTAAATGGTGATTCATATCCTGTTGTTGGTGTTTCAGTTGATTATAGTGCCAGAGATTATGGTGATAACGCAATTGTAGATGCTGATACGGAATTTAAAGAAGGTAAGATTAAAGCTGTAGGAATTGAAAATTCAGGTTTGGGTTATGTTCATGGTAAAATTGCAAATCTTGTAAATGAGGATCTTGAAATACAAGCTCAAGGAATTCTTGCTGCAAATACACAAGGTGTCACATCCGGTTTCTGGGCCGACCAATCTGGCCATATTAACGGTTATATTGAGAAAGGAACAACAACCACAACGGAAATACTTCCAACACTTGATTTTTCAACTGCATTGGATGTAGTTATAGGTGGCGGTGACCCTGCAGGAAGTGTTGCTGGTTTAACATCGGCATTTGATACTTGGGTAACGACTACAGCATCAGATGGATTTGCCTTCGGTGATATTAATAAGGACGGTGTAATAGATGCAAGTGATTCTGCAGAGTACTTATTATTAGCCAATACCGCAACAGCAGAGGCTGCTTCAAGTACAACACGATGGAATAATATTATAGGACCAAGTTTAAGAGTTCAGCCTTGGTATTCACAGATGGAAAATATTGTCTATAATGTTACAAATAGTACTACTATTGTCTCACAGGATTATTTTGAATCTGGCCAACGAATTCAGGATAGTGATTTCTTCCAAGAATATTCATACGAAATTAAAACAAAACTAGGCAGAGAACGCTACGAAAAACTATTAAAAGAAAATGTACATTTGTCCGGCTCAAAAATGTTCGGCAATTTCATTTATAAAGTAAAAACAGACGGCAAAACAAAACAAAGATTCTTCAGGGCATTTAATGATGATGGTTATGGTTCACCATTAGATATAGCTGACCTACAAATTTTGGATGCCGGTATTACAAACTTCACAATCGACACAACATATGTAACAGCTGACCATGTCAAAGGTGGTGGATATAATGGTCCAACAACTACAGACCCAGCAGATATGGCTATTAGTGATGTGAATGGTAATTATCCAAGTACAACAACAATAACGGTAACATAATATGCCAACGATAACTATTACTTCAGACGGTGACCCTTATCCAGCTAAGGCTGGTCGTTCAACGTTAACGAATGACGGCACAACAGCTCGAGAAGGTTTTGGTGGTAATAACCAAATAACTGACCAAAATCATAATTTTGTATTTGAATATAGAGCAGGAACAAATACCTCCAATCCATCTCCTACAACTTTAGGTGCGATGGGTGTTGCAAATAATGGAGCAGTGTTATTTAATCCTAGCGCAGCCCCTGGCAATTTACCAGGAGGAAATCAAACTCCAAATTTTGGTTGGACTTTTAATGCTGTTTTTAATGAAGCGTCTTATGGTGTAGATGCTTGTGGAGGCCATCCTGAACAAAATGGTGAATATCATTATCACTCTGGTGCATTTTTAACAAATTGTTGGGACACAAAACTCTCTTCTGGAACTGCATATTATAATGATACCAATTTTAATGGGGATAATTTTAGACATACTGACGGACACAGCAAAGTATTAGGTTGGTGTTTTGACGGATATCCTTTATATGGCCCATACGGATATCAAACACCAGATGACTCAGAAACAACAGTGGTACAAATGTTATCCAGTTGGAGAACATTAGCAGCTGAAGGCTCAAATAGAGGCTTTACATATTCACAAATCCCAGCTGGGAGTTTTGTTCAAGATCACGAATACGTTTCCAGTTTAGGAACATTAGATGAATACAATGGCAGATTTTGCCTTACCCCAGATTACCCAGGCGGAACTTACGCATACTTTTTAACATTCGCCAGTGGCGATTTTAACACTCCAGTATTCCCTTACATATTTGGTTTGAGTACAAAAGAGCAAAGAGATGTTACAGGGGCTTAATATAAATATACAATTAAGGAATTTAATTAGAGGACAACATGGCTAAACAAACAATTAATATCGGCGCATCTGCGAACGACGGGACAGGTGACCCGCTCAGAAATGCGTTTGATAAAGTAAACGACAATTTCAACGAAATATATTTTGGGGCAGGAAGTGGTAGTAGTATTACTAACTTCTTCGATTCAAATGGAAATTTGGATCTAGTAGGCAAGCCTCATAAAATAACATTTTTATATTCTCAATATGCTGATTTACCGACTGCAAGCACATATCACGGCGCGGTCGCACATACACATGATACTGGGTCATTATATTATGCCCACGGTTCATGGAGAAAATTACTAGCTGATAATTCCCTTAATGATATCACAAGTTATACTGACCCTCTAAGCAAACATGTTTATTTAGCCAATATCACCAATACCGAAACAGCTGATTACGTCCTCAAAACAAATGCTGATGGTACATATACTTGGGCTGAAGGTGGCTCTGGTGGAAGTGGCGATGTTAACCAAAATGCATTTAGTTCTATTGTAGTTGCTGGTTCATCAGATGTTGTGGCAGATAATGCGACAGACTCATTTACACTTATTGCTGGCTCAAATGTAACTCTTTCAACCAATGCAACCAACGATGCAATTACAATTAATGCTTCAGCTGGTGGTGGAGGAAGTGGTACTGACCTCAATAGTTTATCAGGTGGAACACTTGATGTAGCAGCAGATAGCATTGGTTTTGTTGATGCTGATGATTCTAATAATTCTAAGAAAGACTCGATTGCTAATTTAGTTACAGCAATTGCAGGTACTAATATTACAGCTACAAACGGAGTGTTAAGTGTCGCGGCACCAGGCGCATATTCAAATTCAGATGTTGATACTCATTTAAATACAAGTGCAGCAGGCACTAACGAAATTTTATCTTGGACTGGTTCTGATTATGCTTGGGTTGCTGACCAAACTGGTGGTGGCGGTGGTGGTTCTGGTGCGGTACGTGTTACTGAAACAGAAACTACATCTTCAGTCGCTAGTGGCTCGAGTGCTTCTGTTCAATTCGCTACACTAGGCAAATCCTTCTCATTACAAAAGGTTACTGTTGACAAGCAATGTTGGGTAAGAATATATTCTGATACAGCAGCAAGGACAGCTGATGCAGGTCGATCACAAGGTACCGACCCAGCAGATGGTTCTGGTGTTATTGCAGAATTTATTGCAACAGGCTCTGGCTCTACAGAATTTAAAATCACTCCTGCTATTTCAGGTTGGCTTGATGATAGTGAAACCGAGGTTCCCGTAGCAATACAAAATAATAGTGGTTCTGCCGGAACCGTAGAATGTATAATACAAGCACTTAAATTAGAGTCTTAATATATGAGTAAGAAACTTTATAACTTAGTTCTTCAAGAAGGCACAGATGAAGCAGCCTTTATAAGTACTGAAGCAGCTGGCATGGAAGTACATGATAACTTAAGTATGTTTGACATGCTACTTTGTATGAGACTGACAGAAGATGAAGCTGCAATACTTGAAGCAAGTGAAAAAGTTTTAGAAATAGGACCGGAAAGAACTGTTATTGAAACGATATCATATCCTAGCTCAACTCCAAGGTATGAAACTCCAGCCGTAACATATAGAACAAAATTCAATCCTAGTAGTGGTGCTGGTGCAGACCATACTGGCTTAAATATGTTTTTTACAAGTGAATTTAATACAGCAGATGGAACACCACCTTTTGGATATTTTCAGGGTTCTGAATATCAATTTGATGATACTGTAAAAAGTAATTTCCTTGGTGAGTATGTTGATATAGTTGCTATTGAGGCGGGAGCTCCTGTCGCAGGTTATGCTGGAACTGAAAACCATGTTGATTTTGAAGAGTGGGATAGTAACGATTCCAAATTTGTTGCTATGGATTGGTCATCTGTAAATAGTTCGGCTAGTTCTACAAGAAATAACCAGATAACAAATGGTTATGCTAATACCTTTTCAGCTCATGCAATTGGTGTATTAAGTGCGGCCGGTGGCAAATATTGTGGTTGGGGTAAAAAATCAACTCTGAGAGTTATGTATTTGTCTGATGGTGTCGCAACAGCATATAATACAGTTCTTACCTGGCACAATGCTAAGTCTGTTAACCCTAATACTGGTGTAAAAAATGCAACAGTAGTTACAGGTGCTTGGGGATTTAGTGGTGTTGAACATCAAAGGTTTTTTAAGATAGAAGATATTTCAGCTTTCGTAACATACGATAAGGATAGTGGAGTTTCAACAACCCACCAAAGACCGGGACCAACTAATCTTCCTGTGCAAACATTTAATTATACAGCAACTGCATCTGGCGCATCAGATTATTTGATGGCTGGTGGAGATAGGAATGGAAATTTAGTAGGTTCTCAACCAGACCCAGGTATTGAGTTGGTTGTAGGCGATACACTCAACATTACAAATAATGCTAATGGCGGTCATCCAATGTACATTAAAACTGCTTCCACTACTGGAAGTGGTGACCAAGCATCAGGTGTTTCTGGTAACGGAACTGTAAATATATCCTGGACTCCATCATCGGCAGGAACTTATTATTATATTTGTGAATTCCATGGAAGTATGGTTGGAACAATTACAGTTGTTGAACAAATTGCAGATGGTTGGGAAGATGATTATTCAGTATTCGCAGACAATTTAGCAATACCTAGAGTTATTTTAGATACAAACGCGCCAACAATAGATAAATGGATGATTTCCATACCTGACCAAACTAGATATACAACATTTGATACTATAATGTCTAATTACGCTTCGGCTGGTGGCATATATCATTTTAAATCTGCCGGTAATAATTCTCATGTTGGGGTAAGTCCAGAAGACCCAAGACATAATAATCAGATTACTGTTGACGCAGGAAGTACATATGTCAGCAATTCACTAGACGGCAATGGGTACAATGGTTTTAGTTCATCAACTCTGGGTGGTAGTACAACATATTATGTAAATAGGAATGAGATTGATGGTGGTCCTAACCAATTTACAATTGCTGCATGCCAACAAGATGATGTAAATAGACTATTGGATGATTATAGCAATCGAGGACCTATGTGTGATTTTGCTGCTTATGGTGCATATACTTGGACAAGCTATCCGACTGGTACTTATTCAGATGGCCAATGGGGATATTTCAGTGGAACAAGTTGTGCCGCTCCTGTAGCTGCAGGTTGTGCCACTATATTTTTAGAATGGTATATCACACAAAAAGGAGTTTGGCCAACAATGGCTCAGTTAAAAGAGTTAATGGTAAATTCCGCAAAAGAAAATTTAATAGGAGAGGACTTAATTAATTTCTCTAGCATACCAACAGCTGATGATATCACCTCAAGTAAATTATATAACTCTAATGAAGTAAATAGAATTAAAGACGGTGATTCTCAAAACGGCGGTGCAGATTTAACAGAATTATACGGAACTCCACCTTTAAGAGTACATATTCCTTGGGGTATACGAATGGGAAGCGGCAAATATATTGCTGGTGGTACCGAACAAACAAGTTATAAAAGACGACCTACATCAGGCTCAGTTTGGCCTCGAAGAAAAGTAACCTTTTCTTCCTAAAATGGAATACATAAAATGATAATAAATAAACATAACCACTTTGAAATTCAAATGAGCTAACCATGGCAGAAATATTAAGTAATAGTTTAAAAAGCGACACGACCAGGCTATTTTTGTCTGATATAAACAGCAACCAAGATTTTTATATGTTCGTATCCTCGGTTGATACGTTTGACCCTAATGATACTCTCGTATCAAAAATGAGTTTTAAAGAAAAAACATTATTCGGCAAGAAAATTGCATCAAGTGATATACATTTTTGTATTCCTTATTATCCTTGGCAGGTAGGCCAGGTATATACTGAATATGATGATACAGTGGATTTGGAAGGTAAAAACTTTTATGCTGTCGTAGGTCCAACTCAAAATGATACTGGTGATTATAGAATTTATAAATGTTTAGACAACAATAATGGTTCGACAGTTTCAAACCCACCAAATTATAATTCAACAACAACAAATCAATTATATAAAACAGCTGATGGTTATGTATGGAAATACATGTACAGACTGAGTGATTTGGAATTTGAAGCATATAATGCTTTAGGATTTATTCCTGTTGTTGGTATGACAGCAAACAATGCAGTAATTCAACCATCTGACGCAGGTGGTTCTACAATTTCAGATGTTATTGTATCGAATCCAACAATTAATAATGGATATACTATTGAGGAAGGAAGATTAAATGCTAGTCCAACAGGTGATAAACTTTCGATTGTAGCTGATTCAGGTTATAATTTTAGTCCAATTACAAATTATTATACTGGTCAATATATCTACACAACAAATTCAAATGGTGTTTCAAGATTATTTGAAATCACCTATTATTTCTACGATAGCAATACCGATGAAATTGAGATAAGGGTAGGCGCAGACCTCATAACAGGTGCAGCAGGCCCAACTCTTGCTGGTGTAAGCAATAATGCAAGTATTACAATCTTTCCAAAGGTTGAAATTAAGGGAGACGGTACTGGTGCAGTAGCTATTCCAAATATTGTTGATGGACAAATAGTCAATATTACAATTTTGCAACAAGGTTCCGGCTACCATAATGTTACAGCACAAATTATTGACCCCGTCTTTGATTTCGATCCGGAAGATGCTACGACAACAGATATCAGAGCTATTGTAAGAGCAGTAATGTCACCTGATGGTGGACACGGAACTAATCTGATTGACGAATTTAAATGTAAAAACTTTAGTCTGTATGGCTATATTTCGGCTGCAGATAATACAAACATTGGGGCAGTTAATACATACTCTGCAGTAGGAGTTGTAAGAACACCCTCATTTGCAAACACAGCGCCAGATGTTTTTGATAACCGAATCGCGGTGGTCACTAATGACTATGCAAAGGTTACAGCAAATAATACTATAACGCAACTTAATACCGACAACGAAATTATATTCTCTGCGAGGGTTCATGAAGTTGATGAAACAGCAAACACAATTTATTTAGCAGAATATATGGGACCATACCAGAATTATGCCAATACTGGAAACGGAGATATTTCATTGGATATAACTTTACCATTTAGAAATGAAACAGGTCAAGTAATTTCAATAAATACACCTATAGCAGATAATATTACAGTTTCAAATTACATTCAAAGGACAGGCGAAGTGTACTTTATGGAAGATTTCTTTCCACTTGCACGTACAGACCTTTCTAGAGAAGAATTTAAGTTTGTATTGGAATTTTAAGGAAAATAATTAAAGATGCCTATTAACACAAACCTCAATCAAGCTCCATACTTTGATGATTTCGATCAAGAAAATCAATATTATCGCGTTCTGTTTAAGCCAGGATTTGCGGTTCAAGCTCGAGAGCTTACTCAGCTTCAAACTACACTCCAAGACCAGGTAGAACAATTTGGAGATAATATATTTAAGGAAGGTAGTATTGTTAAAGGTTGTAACTTTACAGAACTTGATGACCTTCAATTTGTAAAGCTAATTGATATTGCTGGATTCGACCCAAGAAATTATATTAGTACAAGAACAACTGAAGAAATTTTAGGTCAGGAAGTAGAACTTGATTATGTTTATGAGATTGTTGGTGGAACATCTGGACTGAAAGCAAATATTATTCAGGCAGCTCAAGGATATCAAACGAATCCACCAGATTTAAATACATTCTTTATTAACTATACAAATACGTCTACAATTTATAAACAGTTCCAATCTGGTGAAGCTTTAACAATTAATCTTTATAAATTTAAGGTTGGTACAACTGAAGC